CTCCACCGCCAGTTAAACCAGAAACCGTGATAATATCAGCGGCGTTAGTATCTACCCTTGACTCAAAGTATCCTGAAAGAGAACCATCCGTAGTTGTATAAATAACACCCTTCATGTTAGATGGGTGAGCAGTACAATAATAATAAAGTTTGTCTGGAGCATCTTGTGGAACTTCAAAAGCAACAGATCCAGCAGAAGATCCAATTTCTATATTGGTTCCGTCAGCGTCCGAATAGACGCTACCACCATCAGTAGCAGAAACCGCAAATGGATGACCAGAAAATGTTTTATTAAATACATAGGTATGCCCTTTGTGTAAATACATCGTTGGATCGGATGCGCTGTTTAGACCCATTCCATCTATTGTGTAATTACTACCATCACCACCAGTTATGTTAAATGTATTGTTAGGAATTAAACCAGAGACCGTATTTATACTGTTTAAATAATAATCTCCAGAGGCGTATGGCAATCCGCTTCCGGTTCCTCCTCCTGTGCCAATCAACCCAGAAACCGTCACGATGTCCGCTGCGTTTTGATTTATCTCTTGTAGATAGTATTCTCCAGAAGCATAAGGTAAGCCGCTAGCAATATTGTAAGTAGTTCCTCCGCCTCCGCCTCCGCCGCCTGCGGCTAACTCTGTCATGTGGAATCCGTCGTAATATCCACCGCTAGTACAAAGAAAACCAAAGTAATCTACCTCATTAACACCAGAATTAAGTGTAGGTTCACCGCTGTTAGATATAATCCAGTTTATATTACTCCACCAATTAACTTCACGATTACCTGTGCCGTCTTGCGCTAACCTTATTGTGAACTTTTGTCCAGCATCAACATTGGATACAGCAAGAGTTCTGTTTCCACCAAGAGTTGTACTGTGGGTATTTGACTGATCCATATCAAAGGTTATAGTTGCGCCATCTGACTCACTGTTAAGCTTTGTTTTTACTCCTGCACCAAACGTAGAAACACCACTAACATTTAACAATGAGTTAAATGTAGCGTTGCTAGAAAATATAGCGCCACTAACTCTTATGTCTTGACCGTCATACGTAAATGTATTATTACCAGTTAAAATTCCGTCATCGCCAAAGAAAGATACACCACTGACAACACCTGTTGGATCTGATGAACCGCTTATAGAAACGGTATTTGAACTAGAGTCGTAAGAAACAACGCTTCCTCCAACCCCGCTGAATGTAACCTGTTGATTAGCTAGTATGTTCTCAGAGTTGACGCCATCAGAAACCGTCCAGTAGTTGTAAAGTAACCCAGACACGACGGAGTTGTTGGCGTCAGACTCGTCCGATCTAGACTCGAAATAACCAGATATAGCAGTGTCGTCGTAAAGTAAACCAGAAACCGTTGAGATGTCGGCGTCGGCTTGGTCTGCGCGAGATTCAAAGTATCCAGATAAAGAACCATCCGCAGTTGTGTAAATAAGACCCTTCATAGAAGAAGGATGAGAGGTACAATAGTAGTATAATTTGTCTGGGGCATTCTGAGGAACTTCAAATGTTAATATGCCCTGTCCAGTAATTTCTACATTATTACCATCTGCGTCTTGATAAACTGAGCCACCGTCACTAGCGGATATTCTAAGTGGATGACTAGATGTTTGTTTGTCAAAATAGTAAGTATGACCTTTGTGTAAGTAAATAGTTGGATCAGAAGCGCTATTCAGCCCCATTCCGTCAAAGGTATAATTGGTTGAACTACTTGCTGTAACTGTAAATGTTTTAGCTGCTATACCCGAAACTGTTGCTATATCACCATCATTGCTTGTAATCTGCGTTTGTAGATTACCGCTAGTTGTAGATATTAAATTAGTTAGAGTGTTTGCCAAGTTAGCGTCATCGTTTAAAGCCGCCGCAATCTCATTAAGCGTGTCAAGAGTTGTGGGTGCGCCATCTACAATCATAGCGTAAACATCACCACTTATACTTGAAAGATCTACATCAAAACTTCCACCAGCATTATTAGTATATGTTAATGTACCAGCAGAGTAACCTAGACTTACACCACTGGTGTCAAAAGTAGATAGACTAGAAAGGTCAGCGGTAAAACTACCACCCTTGCTATTATTGTATGTAAGTATATTGCCAGCAAAGTCAAGACTTTCACCACTTACACCAATTTCAGATCCGTTAAAATATAGGTCTCCGCCATCATTATATAAAACATTAGTTGTGTTGGAGGGTTGACCATCTAGAAGCTGTAAACCACTACCAAGTTGTAGTTGACGATTACCACTATCAAATACAAATAATGAATCTGTAAGCGATCCGCCTGCGGTAGTGTCGGCAATTTGACTAACAAACGGCACACCACTAAGATTAAGTACTGATTCTGACTTTAAATCGCCACCACCTAATTTTGGATGTCCGACTTGAACCAAGACGGAACCATTGGAATGACTTCTTATTACGTGACCAATAGTAACCTTGTAATTAGGAATCACGGGAGAAACATTTACACCACTACCAACTTCTGTTGCAGATAAGAATATTTCATCGCCAGCAGAGAAGCTAGAGGTATCTATGTCCCTAACGATACCATAGGTTGTAACATAGCCAAAAGAATTATTCTCAATACTATGTGTAGCAAGACCAACAACCTGAGAGGAAGATTCTGAATTAGCAATCGCGCCTGAGATAGTGGGTGCAGCATTTCCATGTGCGCCATTAATAAGAACGGCAGTTCCGTTCTCGATAGTTGCGCCCGTATTATTTCTAACTCTTAGGAATTCCTCTTGACCAAGCTGTAGAGTTACATCTGCTTCGTCATTATATAAACTTAATGTATGGTTTTCATTATCATAAAAAAGAACACCCTCTTGATGAGGAGGATAATTAGCTTCCGCAATAGGGGTCATATCTAAAGAATCAAATAAACCACTACTAGCCGTGATATTATTATTTACAGTTATAGCATTCGTAGTAACGCTACCATTATCTGTGACAGACTGTAAATTGTGACCAGAAGCAAAGACGGCAATTCCAGAAACGTAAGAAACATCAGAATCTAGCTGGTCTACTCTTGATTCAAAATAACCAGACGTTGAAGACAAATCAGAAGAAACTTGAGATATTTCAAATTGTAAATTACCACTAGTCTGATCTATATAACCCTCAGTCCAACCGCTAATCGCAACATCTCTACTGTCTATATAGGATTGAAAGTAACCACTGTTAGTGACTATATTTTGTGTGTTTTGATCTATTAAACTTCCGCTACCGTAGGGTAATCCAGCGGTTGTCTGAATAGAAGTATCGTTAAACCTAACCGCCGAAAATTTACCACTTGGAGAAATAACGTTACCGACTGTTTCAAAGTCACCGTACTGATTTAAAGAAGCTTTTTCGTCAGTTGTCACACTCCAAGTTTGAAGATCGGCAGCATGGCTTGCGCTAGACTCAACAGAAAAAACGGTATATGCTATAGATGTGTTTTTAGCAGTTGTCGTTTCATCTGAGTTCAAATCTAAGTTCTGAATAGCAATTTCACCGCCATTCTTTCTAATATCTATAACATTTTTAAATTGATGGTTTACTTGCAAACCTTCAGAATTGCCATCACCTATACTTAAAATAGAAGAAGAATTACCTCTTAATTCAACAAAGCCATCTTTAGCAGAAACATAAGCATAGTATGGCGCCACCATGTCAGAAGACGTTGTTTTAAGGCCGATTTTCCAAGTGGGGTCAGCACTCTCATGTATATAAAAGGAGGCAACTCTATTGCTATGGTCTGTAGAGAACGTTTGCCAATAATCGCCACTGTCTGACCTTTTTAGTGTTAAAGGCACTGGAAGCTCTGCATCACCTGATTCATTTATGTATAACGACTTGTCTGCCGGAATTACACAGAATACAACGCTAGCCCCTGTAAGACTAATTAGGTTGTCAGAATTTGAACTTTGCAGTACAGTGTCTCTACTCAGAGTGTTATCACTAGACCTGTATACTCCAAGACCAATCTCAAATTTATCAAAATTTTGTATACAATAGTAGGTTGTATTTCCGTCACCTATTGCGTCAGAAAAGGTTTGAAATCCACCAAATGTAGCTCCACTGAGAGTAATCCTTCCGCTACCACTAGTAATAGTGGTTTCCTTTACTCTGTCTGCTATAATTAGTGCCATTTTAATATTCCGTTAATATATGAATTTATTTTTATCTCTTGAGATATTATACACTTTTAGTGAAATTATTTAATATGATTAAGGGGAAGGGCCACCACCACCGTCAGGTATGGGATTTTCTGTTGTAGTTGTGGTGGTTGGAGCTGCGGTCGTGGTGGTTGTAGCTGGAGACGGCGTCGTAGTGGTTGGAGCTACGGTTGTGGTAGTAGTGGTTGGAGCTGCGGTCGTGGTAGTAGTGGTTGGAGCTGCGGTCGTGGTAGTAGTGGTTGGAGCTGCGGTCGTGGTAGTAGTGGTTGGAGCTACGGTCGTGGTAGTAGTGGTTGGAGCTACGGTTGTGGTGGTTGTAGCTGGAGACGGCGTCGTGGTGGTTGTTGTATCGCAAGGTCTACAGGTTTCTACTATATTCGTACCGTCAGAATCGCCACTAAAGGTTCCATTAACCCCTATTCTAACAGTGAAAGAATTATCCACTCCTTCTATTGACCCTCCGGTAAAAATGCTATAACAACCTTCATCTTCAATAGAATAATTGAAAGTTCGTCTGTAAGTATTTATATTTTTTGATGGACATTCGCAAGAGCAATTTGGACCGCCCAAACCCACGCCTTGAGAAACTCCAAGTTGAGGTATAACAAAGAATTGCGAAACCTTTTGTCCAACTGAGGCAGAGGCTTCCATTTGAATACTAATGGTAGAACCTTTGGTTAAGTTAAAAGAATATCTTAAACTACCTCCGGCGCTGTCACCGGTAGGGTTGCAGTTATCGCTATTAAAGTTGTTGGATGTAAAAGTACCACCGAGAAATGAAGATAGGAGCCATGAACCATTATGTTCAGTCATAACCTCGTCCCTAAATGCATTACTAGGACCGGGAAGGGGCGCATCTTCATTAAACAGAAGACCGTATTCATATGATGTTCTACATAATGCTGGACAATTAGGACCGACACCCGCTAGAACTTGGTTATCACAAGCGAACGGAACCCAGAAACCTTCAATAAGTTCGCACTCCTCTTGCGTTATATCTTCACCGTCAATACAATGGTAAGATTGAGAAAATGGCTCAAGAGCGCTACCGGCACAAATACGACAAGAGTACACCGGGGCTTCCGTCGTAGTCGTTGTAGTTGTAGTAGTTGTCGTTGGGCATGGACAACCACAAGTAGAAGGTCTACCCATTTTAATTACCGTATATTTGTTTTGATTCTTCTAGAAATTTATTGTAACTATCTTCATTAAAATTTAATTTTTTTACAAAATATTCATATACAGGGTGTAAGTCAAGTTTAAGTTCGCTAAACTCTAAAACGTAATTTCTAACCTTATTTTCTATTGTTAGTTCATACTTAACACCGTCTGGTCTAGCAAACCTATGTAACCACTTTAAAAATGGTAAACATAATGCTTTTCTGCCAGCTTTCCTGTATTTTTCATGTATATAACACTCCTCTCCACCAAAACCTCTACAATGTTCGTTGAATCCAAGCCAAGATTTTTTCGACGTAAAAAACAATCCAAGCCCTTGTGAAAATATTTCAAACTCACTCTCATTTTTATCAAACCCAAGTTTTGAAAACCCAATTTTATTAAGTAAGCTTTCATGTCCGGGAAAATTTACTTGTTGCGGAAAAATTGTAAAACAATGGTCGCAATAGTTAATCTGATTCTGCTTCTCAAGTTCAACAAATTTACATTTGTCATCTTCGTTTATTACACTGAAGTTTTTATTTTTGCACCTACAGGTCCAAGCTGCACCCCATCTACCCCACATTTGTCCATCCCATTCATTATTGAAATGAGTGGAAATCATAGTTAAGTTATCATAGACCAGTGGACCTTGATATAAATGTTTTGTGTTTGGATATCTATCTATAAATTCAAATAATTTATCTAAAGTTTGTACAACTGGGCATAATAGAACATGACAATCCATAACAAGAACAAAATCAGTTTTTGCTTCTTCAATAATTTTATTCCTAGTAGCGGAAGTCCCTTGAGAGTCTGGAAAATCTATAACTCTAAATTTTCCACCAAGTCCAGTTCCACATTGTAGGTTTTTAACAGCTTGTGCGTGTTCGTTATCTTTTGCGTTTTCAATAACTATAAATTCAAGTCTATCTAGTAAATCTTCCCTTTTATTAAATCTTAACTCTTTAATTATATCTTGAATACTAAAGTAAGCACCGTGAAAGTCCGAATGGTGCGCCATTCCTATGGTTATTTTCCTCATTAATTTTCCTTGTGAATTTTACTCTAAACGTTACAGCTAACCCAAATCGGCCTCCATTCAGTTCCATGTCTCGCTACTTGACCATAGACACCGCTTGATATCTGTAAAAATTCATCCCTGTTTATAGCATAAAAAGTATCGCCATCTTCACATACGCCATCGCACGTCCTTTTTTCCCTAAACAACCCAGAGGTAGGACTACAGAAAGAAGAGGGTGTGGATATGTCTTCAATAAAGAAACCTTCAGCAAACCTCTGTAAACCAGAACCAGACGGACAAACAGTTTCGCCGTTAACCGTCAAGTCTCCATACACTTCAACGTCTCTGAAAAAACCATCCCACCTAAGATCAGGAGTTCCAAGATCAAGACCGTCATAGCATGGTATTATATTTGATTTAGACTCAACCGTGTCAGAATTTGGAAATATTAATTGACCATTTACTGATCTCCAAGCCCTGTTGTCATTTCCAAGATGTGAAACTCTAGTTGTTGTTGGTGAAGCATCTCCAGAAACCTGAAGAGTCCCATAGTTATGGATTTCGTTAGTTCCAATCGCAAGTTTTAGCTCTTGCAAATCACCACGAAGAAGAGGTGTACCAGAACCATCAAAACAGCAAGATCCAGACACCTCTGGGTGAGAACCTAAATAAAATTGATAGCTGTCATTGTTGTTAGTGTAGTATCCAGCCCCATGACCTATCGCTATATTATAGCTACCTTTTCTTCCGTGGTATAAACTTTTTGTTCCAACCGCAACATTTCCTTCTCCGTCTACATTACCTATTAAAGATGAAAATCCAACAGCTACATTAAAATCGCCATCTAAATTACATGAAAGGGAGTAAGATCCAGCCGATGTGTTTCCGTGTCCAAAAACGTTACCGTGTAAAGATGCGTAACCAAATGCGCTATTATCTTCACCTGACTCGTAAGGTAGATATAATTTACCTAACGAAAGCTCACCAACGCGAGTTTGTCTTAAATCATCAGACTCAATGTTCACAGCTTTTATACTGTGAATCTCTAGAAACCTATGACTAGAATCAACTAAATTGACGAGAGAATCTCTAATATCTTTAGGGGATATCTGTTGGGTAGAGTTATCAGGAAGGTAATTGTCTAATGATAGGATAAAGTCATTTTCTGAATACTCGGCCATAGCCCTACCTTAATTAAATTTAATTTTAAGATTTGTTACATCAAATTTTACAGCGTCACCTTTGTAAATGATTCTTGGGTTACTTAGCTCAGAGTGCATCAAAAGATTACCAGATCCATATTGAGAATCGTCAGTGATGGCTATCCCAGAAACAAAACCCCAGTCTATAAGAGCTTTTTCAAAGACTATAGAACCTGAGTTTTTAATAAGACCACTTCCGTAATCATGACCTTGTTGCTCGTAGATCCAAGCGGTGTCGCCTTGAGTAGAAGGGTCTCCAAGACTTATCCTAGTATAACCAGTGCCGCTTCCGTTAACACCACTGGGTAGTTCAGGAATTGTTTCACCAGTGTCAGAATCTACTGGCACGCCGCTACAAAGCGCAATAGCTATTTCGTCAGGTTTTAGAAAATCCTGACCTTTAAATATATGATGTAATAAACCAGACTCTAGATAGTCCGACAAAGCAGTACTCATTATAGACTCCTATTCCTAAATATAGACATTTATTGTATTATACACTAAAAAAGGGTTCCCCCCCAAAAAAGAAGGAACCCTTATGTAGTTTACAAATCTGACTTTAACTTAGAATGAACCCAAGAGGATTCTTCTGTTATCAAGAACGCCAAAGCCGAGTTCAGCGAACCCGTAGTAGCCTGCTCTTTGCTGTCTGTGAAGGGTAGGATCTTCAAAGACTTGAACAGCTTGCTTCATTGGCATAACAAAGCTGTCGTTAGCGCCTTGGTCGAGACCAACTACCAATTCAGTATCGCCACCAGCAACGCTACCACCAAGTGAACCGGTGAAGAAATCTTGATATTCCTGACCTTCTCCAAGTTCATCTAGATCGTGTAGGCTAACTCCGAACACATTAGTGATTGGAGCGCCGTCGCCACCCGCATTGTAGATAGCAGTTCTGGTTGCGTCAGAGATCTGATCAAATCCCCAGTTGCGAACATCTTCAAGTGCTTCTGGTGAAACGTACAAGTCGGTCAATCGACCGCGATTTCCAGAGCCAGTGTTACCACCAGCGTTACGACGCATAACAGTTTGAAGCAAGCTAACAAGTCTCTTGGAGAACATGCCAGCGGTTGCATCACCGTCATAAACCAAAATGTTACGATCAACACCAGCAGCAAGCAGAGTGTGCCATCCGTCATCATTCATCTTTTTGACGAATCCGGCCTCTAAAACTTGCATAGCGCGACCAACAATGTCCCAACGAGCCTCGCGAGCAAAACGAAGCAAGTAATCAATACTTGATGTAATGCTGTAGGTTGGGATCATTACGTAATCGCCTTCGACTGATCTCTCAGGAACGCGACCATGACCGGGGTTGGTGTAAGCGACATGCTCACCCTCAAGTCCCGGACTGATAAGATCCAATGGATACTCAGTGCTTCCACCCGGCTCGACTTGAATAGTCTCGAAAATATTACCGAGAATATTACCAACCAAAACGCCCTTGCGCAGAGGAAGTTCCAAAGCTTGTGCAAACTCTCTTTGGGCAGCAAAAGCTACATTTTGATCATTATCACCAGAGCGGCGAAGCAATGTGATAAACTCTTCACTTGGTCTTTCTTTATATGACATTGTATTTATCTCCTTTTATGTGTTAATTAGGCTACGATACCGGGCAGGTTGATATAAACTTTAGCATAACCGTCTGCGTCTTTTTGAGACATAAAACGGCCAACAGCCAAACTTCCAGAGCTACCCGGAGCAACATTGGTCAAATCACCAGCTTCAGATGCTGAAACGTAAGCGATTTCTCCAGCAGCTGGATCAATGCTGGTTTCGATCATGTCTGTAAGAACCCAACCACGGGTTAGAACAGTAACCTTACCGCCTTTTTGAACTTCATCTTTATATTGGTTAAGATGTGTTCTGGTTAAGTCTTTGTTAACAACGTCATTAAGAAGGATACCTACTGGTACGCCAGCAGTTCCATATTTAACTTTGTTTCCGCCTTGATCCATAGCTGCGCCAGAAGCAACAGCTGCATCAAGAACGACAGCGCCACCGCGAGTGGCAGTACCTTCGTTGTAGAAGAAACTAATATCAGTTGATTCTTCGTATCTATCTGCTTTAAGAGCCATAGTTTTAATCTCCTATTTTGATTACTTTTGTGAGAATACGTTATTTGAAAGCCAATCGGCAATATTTGCGCGAGTGGACTCAAGCTGGTCATCGGAGCTTTCGGTTACAAGAGTAGCTTCAGATGTTTCTACTTCTTCAAAAGCTTCTGGGGTAATTTCCTCTGCTTCAGCCTCATCTTCGGCTTTAGCTTCTTTTTCTTCTTTCTCTTTCTTCTTTTCAATCGCTTCCTTGAGTTCGGGAGGCATACCAGCTTCTGCTTCTTTTTTGGCTTTTGGTTTTTTGCCATACATAGCAACTACAGAATCAAATGCTTCGTCGGCAAGGCCGTCAAATGCCGCAAGAGCTGCATCTACGTCTTCTTCATCGAATCCAGCTTCTACAAGAGCAGCTTTACGCTTCTCCATCTTTTCTTTCTTTTTCATTTCGTCCATGTCTTTCATGGCGACCGTGAGATCTTCTTGGGATTTTGCAAGAGCGTCTTCAAGTTCGGCAACGCGAGCTTGTGTACTTTTGATGCTCTCTTCAAGTTCAGCAATACTTGAATCTTTTTCTTGAACTTCAGCCTCAAAAGCCTCTACTTTGGAAGCAAATTCTTTATCTTTTGCTTCTTCAATTTTAGCTTTAGCAGCCTCATTCTCAGCTTTAGCAGCGGTAAGTTCAGCGCGAACTTCTTCCAGCTGCTTTTCTAGCAAGTTATCTGACATATTGAAATCTCCTATATTAAAATCAGAATTGTCATCTAAATTGAAAGCAACACTCTTTAAAATAACACTTCTTGGATTAGCGGGTTTAGAGACCAAACCCTTACCAGAAAAAGCAATGTTAGAAAGTGCGCGACCTAGTTTATAACCTTCATACTCTCCACTACCGCCGTAAACTCTGAGATGTTTTGTTAGAAAGGAAGATTCTTCATCTCTAGCCAAAATTTTCTTATCGCCATCAGCATTAGTTAACGCATAATCAAATCCAGCAAAAAGGCACTCCATAGAAACGTACCACTTGCCTTCTTCTATTTCGGAAATTATTTTCTCCATCCTTTCACGATTTTCACCACCAGTCCAACTGTTATAGAGAACAGCTTGAGTGATAATATCAAAATCTTCAGGCATTTCTGAGTCATTGGCTACAGCTTTATGTCCGATGATATCATTTTCATCGTGCATGAAATTAAATTGTTTGTCTTCTGGCGTGTTTCTTGCTGCCCAAGTTGCCTCTGGCATAAACACGTCGTCGTTTTTATTCCAACCGCAAGACACTAAAACAGACTCTAAATAATATAAGTCTATTTGGTCTTTATTCTCTGCAACAATTTTCTGAGAAGCGTGTACTATATCAGATTCAGTTACATTTGTTCTTACTGATGCCTCAGAACAATACGCAACACTAGCCGTACTCTTTACGAGTTCGCCAATGCCGTCATTTATTTCGTTTTGGAATATTTTTATTGTCATAAATTACCTCTAAAATAAATATACACTAAAAAATTATTTTTATTAAAAACAGCTATTTTTAGGCTAAGACATAATCGACATACGAAGCGATAGCTGATCTTTTATATTCTTCTATAGACATGTATTCTGTTGATATCTTATTTTCTTCTAGATGTTTTCTAAAAAATTCTGGCATCTTCTTGTTTCCATAAAGAACGTTTTTAAAATCGTCGTTTTTGATTTCTGATAATGGTTTTACATTTAGTAATACATCCATTTTCATTTTTTCAAGATCTGAAACTTGCGCTTTAGTTAAAGATCTCATATTTTTCTTTTCGTTTATTGCCAAGAATGCTTTATTGAAGTTTTCAGAAATAACGTCATAAGAACTTCCAGCCCATAATATAAGTTCAGCAACTCCCGGCTTGGACTTTGGTGTTTCTACCCTCTTTTTTCGCGGCTCTTCGTCTTTCTTGTTTAAAGGGCGACCTGCGGGTTCTTTTGGTTTTGATCGCTCTTTGTTTTCAGCAACTTTTTCATTTATCTCTGCCTGCTTATCCATCTTTTCAATCTCAAAATCTTTATTAGGGTTGTGAAATGGGCTTGCTTTTTCAGGTAATTTATCTGAATTTCTAGCCTTATCTTCTCTTTTTAGTCTCATTTTCTCAACAGAAGGAACTTCTTTAAATCTCTCAAGTACAGTCTCATGGGAGATAATATCCCTATCTGCAAGTTGGATTAGCAAGTTCTTTTCTGACGACTCGTCAGATAGGCTCATTTGATCGTAAACAACATGGGCTGGCTTTCTAAAACCCATAGCGCGACGAACAAGCTCAAGCTCCCTCTCCCAGAATTTAGTTAGTTGATCGCGACCGTACTGTAACCTTTCGACTAAAGTTTTTAACGATATGAAGTTATTAGTAAATCCACCACCGTTATTAGCCATTCCCGTAAGTGTTGGAGGTACGCCAAGTCCAGCATATATAACTAGCTCCATTGTACCACCGCCAGTGTTACTTGCTAGGATATTCCTTAACTTGTTGATAGCGGTTTTGTTTGGCAAAATTTTATGATCAAGATTACCAAGTGTCCACAATCTAATGTTAGAGATCGCACCATCAAGGGCAGACATGTCAGCTAATCTCATCTTTTCTAGCATAACTATATCGTCTAAAATAGCATAAACAAGTGGGTTCGCCCATCTTTGCCAATCGTCTTTCTTGTAGTAGAATATAGACAGTCTATCTTTTTCTAGGTCTATTTTCTTCTGACCTTTCTTTATGGCTTGTTTTACGGTTGGAGGAAGTGTATCTAGTACGTGTGCTGGTACAGAACCTTCTTTGAAGTTATCTAGAAAAGCACCAGAATCTATTTCGTAGTTTCTAACACCCAAGAACATATTGATATTTCCATTCTTCATATCAATATTTAAGGGATTAAAGAAATTATATCTCCAAGGTATTTGATTTCGCTCTATATCTGGCAGTTCTACGGTTATATCATTAGCCATAGACTTTATGTATTTAGTTATATCTGGAGTAATGTTTGCATTACTTCTGTATACTACAGTTTGCCCGGTCCTGTATAGATTATTAAGAAATCTTTCTGAGCGCTCTTTGCCATCAATCTTCTTAAACCATTGCTTAAAGAATTTTTCTACACTTTCGTTTTCATGAACTATATTAATTCCTTGACATCCAAAATCACCCATTAGATCAATTATATTGCGTATGATTCCAACTTTGTCATAAGCGTCCATGCACATTTTTATAATGCGCTTCTGCTTGGTTGGAACTTGTTCTTCTGGCCGAAAGGCGTAGTAGTCTTGATGAGTAAACGACGGTTTAACTGAGCGATTTGGTTCAACGTCAATAAAGTCTCTGTGGAATCTAGAAGCTTTCGACACGCCTTCATAAGCGTCTATTGATCCAGAAAATTTTTCAAAAGCATCTTTTTTGCTCTGTTGATTGCCTTCGTCCCACGTTATAATATGATTTTCGCTCATTGTCTCTCCAAGCAATTGGAATGGAATTGGAATACATTTATATTATACACGTTAATAGACATCTTTCATAGAATTTGTAAACCAACTAGGCCCAATGTATAAATCTTTTTCTTTTTTCTTGGATTTAGAACTTGTAGCGAAACCTCCGTAAAAATTATACTCTGCTTGTTCAGGTGTCCTGTCTATAATTCTAGCTGCCATATTAGCCATTAAAAGAGAAGAATACCTATCCTTTCTCTGTTTGCCCTTTTTTCCGGTTCCGACAACACTTTCTGGGGTATCCCATTTATCTCTACCCGAAGCGGTTTGCGTCATCTGGATCATAGCTAATTCGTCTTTTAGCTCTTCTATCTCCATGACACATTGCTCCAAGGTGTCGAACAGTCTACCCGTCATAGCGTCTTCTGCGCTAGATATACCCAAGCTAACAGAGTCAAACCTTGGAAAGAGCAACGCTCTGTCTTCAAAGTCTTTCCTCATTCCATGATTGGCTTCTGCCAACCATTCGTGTTTTGCAAACTGACACATTTCTAATAAATGTAATCCCTGCTCGCCGTCTGTGTCTTTAGGTTTATCGTCAACTATAACAGGCCATATTGGAAGTTCTCCATCTTGTATTTTATCCTTGTCATGTAAACCCTCCATTACGGCTATGCCACCACCTTGAGCATCAAGTGCTATGTGATAACACGGAAATAATTTCATCAAATCTCTAATTTTCCTAACGCAATATCCATAAAAATCAGTCTCTTTAGAATATCCTCTTTTAACTTTTTCTTTATGTTCACCTCTGTTGGTAGTCCAGCAGTGAACTATTTTTCTATGTCCGTTATGTAATTCTAATACTACAATACTAAAGTTGTCAACCTCAGAAGCTGGGTCAATGCCAAAGACATATTTCTTATCTTTGTCACCCATTAACTTTGCTTCAAACACTATAGGGTTTTTGTTTATGTCTAAGATGGCCTTTGTTTCATCTGTCTGTTCGTTTGCTACGCACTGCTCAATTAGCGTTCTCTTAAAAAAGCCCTGAGAATCGCGCGTGAAGCACGCGCCAAACTCCATTTGATATATACCAGCATGAACTGTAGCCTTCGATCTGGCGACCTGCGAGGCGTCCATAAAGCCTTCTGGTAAAAGTTCATATGGAATACGTATTATGGAGTAGTCTTTCCAATTAAAGTCTTTTGGTGGATCTTCACCAAATATGTCTCTGAGTCTATTTTGCTTACCTTGGCTTTTTATTATAGCTTTCCATTTTTTCCAGTAGTCGGCAAAGTGATTAAAGTCATAATAGGCAGTACCACTTAGTATAATTTGATTGTCTTTCTTTTCTATTATGTCCTCTGTAGATTCTTCTATTTCTATTCCAAGTTCGGCGGCTCTTTTCTTTGCAGCAATCCTCTTAACATTCTCAATGGGATCTGAACTAACCGCAGCGAAACCAGCGACAACTGTCTCAAATATATCTCGCGGGATTGATGCAAACTCATCAGATATAATATCGTTAGCACGCTGACCTCTAATCTTCTGCCCGTCTCCCAAAGGAAGACAAGTAATACGGGATTTATTAATCCGCATAACACAACGGTCCACATCCCTACGTGGTCCACTATTCGCATCACACATACTCCTTAAAATTGGTGCGTTGTTCCAAATTGTCTCCATGTACTCAAACAACACCTTAGATTGTCTAAATGCAGCACCTACAACCACTACTTTTCTATCTGGTAGAATTAAAGCGCGAATCATAGAATATAGAGATAGAATAAATGATTTACCAAAACCACGACTAGCTATAAGCATTGGGAATTTTCTATTCCACATCTCGCATAAAAATAACGCTTGAGATGGTAATATATTAATATTAAATACGTGCTTGCAAAGAAAAGAGAAATATTCTGGCCTTGTCATTAGCCATATTAATCTTAGGTGGTAATCTTCATCTTTGAAGCTAACCATTTCAAAGGGATTTATTAAATCTTCTTTTTTTATATCGTCAAGATTTAACCAAGCTTCATCTATATTTTTTAATTCATTCATTTGTATATTCCGTCAGCGAAACCATAGTAAACAGCTTCAGCAGCTTCCATGTACCAATCGCCATTGTTTAGTTTTCTTTTTATGTATGCTTTAGTTTTTGACAAGCTATCCCCACGGTCTTTAAAATACTTTCCAGTTTTATGACATTTTTCAGCGTAGATGCTTAACATTTTATCTCCAGCCCCTTTTTCAAAAGCAGCGAGATTCTGCGCACTAAGATAATGGCCGGTTATTTCGCTGCTACCCCAGTGAACCATAAATGTTGAGTTTTCTGTAACTATCCTTCTTGATGCAGCCTGTATGATAATAGTACCCATAGAACATAATTGACCATACCCTATAAACGTTGTTTTACACTTGCAACATTTAATAGCGTCGTATATACCCATTCCAGAGTACCAACAACCTCCGACTGTCTGCATATGTATAGTTATCGGGTCTCTATTTGTATTTTTTAATATATTTATATTTTTAGTAAAGTTCTGTAACATGCGGTGATCAACACCGCCCGTATCTCCAGAGTCGTCAAATTCATTAATATATATCTCTCTGTTTTTAACATCCAAGTTGTATGCGTGAATTTCGCCAACAGTGTCGCGATTTGCTGTCATGATTACTCCGATGCGTACTTTTCATTTATTCTTTTTAGTATACTAAGGACAGTCCATTTGGCATTTTTCTTTGAATCGCAGAATATAACATTAACGTTATGATTTATTTGTAACTCCATTAAAAATCTTAACATATATTTATTTGTAATCCTTAGATTTTTAATCTCTCTATCTGGGACATCTGATCCCTCTGGGAAGTCCATCAAGTCAGTCAAGGAAAATTCTAGGACTAGAAACTTGTGGGGGAAGTCTTTCATTCTTTCTATCTCTGCCTCAAACCTGCGACTGCCTACACCTACATTATTGGCAAGTTCTACAACGCTAGCTTTTCTTTCTATACAGATTTTGTCTTCAAGACCTTCGATGCTATAGTCGCCAGTATCTAGTTTTCTATTTACCATACCTTTACATACATGGTATTTAGTTCTAGAAGCTGCGAATGTATATCCTTGTTTTTCTCTTGTGTCTTTTATTATTGTAAAAGGTCTAATTTTTGCCATTATTTTTTCTCACTATACTTTGAAATAATGATTGATATATACTTTCGTGTCCCGTAACTCTTTTGTGACACCCGTAGCATAAGGTAATTCCGTTGTCAATGTCAAATCTCAAAGCGGAAGCGCTAGCCCACTTTTGTATATGATGGGCATTTAAATGTTTTCTCTTTTTACATCCGGGCATTTGACACTTTCTTTTATCTCTAGAGAAAACTTTACTTCTCCAATCTCTGTATACCGGATCGTTATAGTCTCTATTTGTCATGCTAAATCACTCATGACCATCATCTTTACTAGATCTTCAAATGAGTGTTTGGGTTTCCATTCAAGTTTCTCTTTTGCTTTTGAGCAATCACCTCTTAGATAATCTACTTCTGCTGGCCTGTAGAACTCTGGGTCTACGACAACGAAGTTAGACCACTCGTTTATGCCAACACATCCAAAAGCTATCTGTAGAAATTCTGTGACCGTGTGAGTTTCTCCGGTGCAAATTACATAGTCGTCTGGACAATCTTTTTGTAGCATTAGCCACATAGCTTCGCAATAGTCGCCAGCAAATCCCCAGTCTCTATACGCCTCTAGATTACCAAGTCTTAGTTTAGGAAATTGTAAACCTTGTGATTTATCTTTTCTTCCAGAAATATATATCTCATCGTCATCAATTACTAAATTAGATAATTCTATTGGCGATACGTCGTTGGTGGCACACCATTTAATAAAATTACCAATCCATTTAGTAATCTTTCTAGTTACAAAATTCTCACCACGTCTTGGTCCTTCATGGTTGAACAATATACCTGCGCTAGCATGTAGACCGTACCCTTCCCTGTAGAGCCTTGTCATATAGTGAGCGGCGCATTTAGAAATAGCATAAGGGGATTGGGGAAGGAATTTTGTTTCTTCGTTTTGGAATTTCTCAATGGGCAACTTGTTATCAAAGTCTCCATCTCTTGTTCTTGTATCGTAATTGCTACCAAACATTTCACTACTACTGGCTTGGTAGAATCTAGCGTTTATCATTTCTAGGTCTTTTATGCTCTGTAGTATATTTAAGCACCCCTTACCAGTTATATCCCAAGTCAAGCCCGGCTGATTAAATGATACAGCGACGTGACTTTGGGCGGCTAGATTATAAATTTCATTTACGTCTTCGTGTGCTTTGAATATATTAATGATTGAATGTGCGTCAGTTATATCACCCTGAGCCAAACTGAATCGTTCGTGATCAAGAATATGTTTAATTCTATCTGTATTGTCTGTGCTGCTCCTTCTTGAAACACCTACTACATCGTAACCCTTTTCAAGCAAAAGGTCCGCTAAGTGACTGCCGTCTTGACCTGTAATTCCTGTGATAATAGCTTTCATTTTATTCCTCTTTAAAAGTTTCCTGTCCAGTGTCTTCTCTTATAATGTCTTCATTTAAAAGTTCAACATGGTATATCTCATACACAACGCTGTCTTCAAGGCTTATGAATCTGTGATAATTTTTAGGTGGTATTAAGCATTTTTCTCCAGACTTTAAAGTTGTTTCGTCAATTAAGTTGTAATCGTTTTTCCATTCCTGTATTAGCACCTTGCCTGTCTCAACAAAAAAAGTATTATACTTATGTTCATGGTAGTGTTTTGAACAGCAACTGTTTTTTTTGGTTTCTAGTCTATTTATAGAAACATTGTTTTTACTGAATAATTCTACAGTTTGACCCCATATTTTGCCTTGTTTATTCATAAGAATTCAACCCTATCAGAATCAATAAGTTTTTTAATGAATTCTAATTCTTCTTTTGGTTTATGTAAGGTTCCTCTTATTTGCTTATCTGCATAATGATGATCTTCTCTGTCCCACCAGTCAAATCCAGTAATTGTTACTTTTGGAAAATTTTGTAAGATCATATATATAGCTATCAAGCCCGTACTAGGAGTTGACAATGGAATACTTGATCTGACGAACCCCCTGTCTGTTTTAATACAATCGTCTCTAACCTTATGAAATGATTTGAATAGTTGACATTTATTTTTGTCCCACTCCCAAGTATGAACATAAACACTCTTGAAAGAATTTATCTCTTTTATGTGGTGAGAGTTACATGTGAACCAAGTCGTAGTTTTTTCTCCTGTATACTCCTCGTAGCCCTTTATTCTAAAACTGTTGAATCTAACAACCTCATCAAACGAATCTATCAGTTTTCCATTTTTTTTATCTAATATAGATGTTCCGTTTCCAACTATTATAATCATAATTATTTATCTCCCAGTGCATTTAATCGTATAAAGCGTAGGGGATTTTTCTTCATGGTCTATAGACAAAAATTCAGATATCAGAGAAGCCCATTTATCACTTGAAAAAACGGAAAGGTGTAAGTTTTTATTTTCTTTATCTAGTAGAACTGATTTTCTTGTTGATATGGCAAAATAAAAGGCTTTGGCGTCTAAATTAGAAATAGCGCGCAAGACATTACTTACTTCAGTTTCTGGTATATGCTCCATGACATCTGAACATATAGCTATATCAAAATTGCTACGATTAAATCTAATATCGCTAAGTTTATCCAAAGATCCGTGGAAATAGTCGCCAGACCTAGCTTTCTTATTATGCTCTATTATGTATTTTGAAACATCAACACCAGTATAGGATATGAAATATTTACTTAAAGAGGCTCTACCGCAACCGAGATCTATACAGCTTTGTTCTTTTAAAAGGCCATATTTATTAACTATCCTCATTGGATTTCCTATTGGATATCCATTTTCGTATAGCCAGCTATATTTATCGTCTTCTTCTTGTATCCAATCTTTCATGGTTTAGTCTTTAACTGTATCTGGAGTTAGGAAAGGTTGGTCAACAGACTCATCGTTATATTTATGAAATTCAGACAATCGCTCTTTCTCTTTTTGCATCGACATTCTCATCTTCTCCATCGTAGCCCCATACTCTTTTGTTAGCTCTGGACTTGTGGCAAGGTGAGCCAGCCAGCTTGTGAAATTGTGTTTGCTATCTTCTAGTCTCTTGACTCTTTGCTCTCTGGTTGCCTTCATTTCTTTGAGCATGGAGTTCTTCTTGGTTTGCAGTTCTCGATAGTCTTTGTTTAGGGACTCCTGAGAGGCTTTGTAAGAGGCCACTTGTCGCTCCATGTTGAATATCGCGTCAGCATCTTGAGCCTCTCTAGAGTGCGCTCTCTCGGCCTCTAGCATGGATTCCAGCCTTGATATCTCTTGAATGTTTGTTTTATTGCCCTCAAGAGATCTATTCATGAGTAATTCAAGTTTAATAAGATCCACTACCTGCATTTCTTCAGTTGGCGTAACATCATCTTTAAATTGAGATACCACTCTTGACCAGTGGTACTTAAAAAGCTGTAGCTCTTCATCTGTAAACTGTTTTTTAAGTTCATTCCAGTATGGACGTATTGTTAATTCGTATTCAGCCTGCCGCTCTGGATCGTGCGCATCAAGCCACGAAGGGTTTTTGAAATCACCACTAACAACCTTGCGACGAATAAATTCAAGAACACTATCTGGATCTCTGTTTAATTCGCCAGCTATCTTTTCGTGACCGGCTTCTAAATTTTGTTTTATGTAGGATTCTTCCTGTTTGGAAATCCTACCCTTCTTCATAGTATCCATAACCTTCTAAGATCTCCTGTATTTTGTCCACTATCTCTTCTCGTCTAGATTTTGCAATATACACATCGTTTTGCATTTTAAGATAGTCTAGCCTCATAGAGGCCGGTAATTCCTTGTCCAGTATATTAAATATCTGCTCTTTATCTATTTGATCAAGCCAGTTAAGTCTTACGTCTATCCAGTGCTGTACACTATTATCATTATCCAGCTGTGCTGGCTGGTAAACCTTTGCCCGATTCTCATCACTACAAGAAACAAAATGATTGTCCCTCACAAAGTTCTTTAGTCTATTGCTCAAATTAGACGCCAGAAAGTTTTCAAGAGGCCGCTTTTCATCGTATCTCTCAAGAGCCTCGATACAAATAATATTCGCCTCTTGAATCATATCTTTTGGATCGTAGCCGTAAAACGTATACCTTGGTGCTGATCGTTCGCAGACCTTTGTTATGATATCCATAACCTGTTGTTCTGTCATATTGGATGGTATTTTCATTCTTCACCCCACATTAAAGCGCGCCACTTTTTCCCGTCATATCCTTCAAAGCACTTGTCCTTCTTGTTGAACCTAATCATGCCTTGGGTGGGTTTTTGGGTATTTTTTAAGATGAGGGACCATAGCTCTTGTTGGTCTACGGACTGGATTGTACCATTTAGACGGCCAAGTAGCGTGTGATCCTGTAGTTCAACGGGAGAGGGGCATCCAGCGACCTCTGTGGCTAATATAGTATTAGGGGAAGAGAATAGTTCTATATAGTCTTTTGGTATATATGTTTGTAGAAATAGTTTTTTATCTTCAGTGAAATTTATGTTTCTGTTTATAGGGCCGTCTATAGAAGATAAAGGGGTAATCCTGTCTAGAGTTGTTTTACCGTCTTCTAGTTTTATGCAGCCAATACCGCGCTCTTTTTCAAGCTCATTGTCTGGTTGGCGAATTCCGTTTTTATATTCTGTTAATTCGTAAAAGAATAGTTCATCGGGTTGAAAATTGGCTAAGAGGCAATTGTCTAGTAGTGCAGCTGATATATGCTGTATTGGACAAGGCACCTCTTTAAGAGCGGCGATGTTAGAGAGTATAATGTCGCTATCAACTGCTGTTGCGCAGCAAAAAAAGCTATTTCTCGTCTTCGGGTTTTTGGTCATCCAGTAATTCCTGTAGGGGCTTGTCTTCCTTTTCTAGTTCTTCGGCTACAACCCTTTTTAGAGCGGCAGTTGCTTTGCAGCAAAGAGTGGCCTTACATGCCTTTGCGGTTTTGTTCATTTCAATTCCTATTTGAATGTTACCTATTTACATATATAATATACACAAACAAAGCTTTTTACGTAAAAATCTTGAAATTTAGTCATAATAAGGGTATTACTATAGTCGAATACATTTATCTACGGATACTTAGAATTGATAATCTTATATAACGCTGTCACGTAAAAAATTTGTCCTGTTCGTGGCGCTTGGACGGTAGAAATACCAGATATAAAAATTATTAAGGATGGTTAGGAGTTGGAGTCAGGTGTTACCCGCGCCTGATACATTTGGCAGACGGCAGGTTTTAGTAATAAAAAATTAAGTATAAGTACTTAGTTGTGGGTTGATAGCTCCCACCCAAGGATCAAATCCAAGCAAGCGTCTGATTGGTGGCTCACTAATAAGTATCTCATATCCTGCCGGTACTTGCTTGGTAGGATAAAAGCTAGGGGTTTATAAAGAGGGAATTTATATGAAATCTCCGTGTGTAAGAATATGTTCGCTTAATCAAGACAATGTTTGTGTGGGCTGTGGAATGACCGTTAGGGATTTAAGGATCTGGGGAGGTGCTAATGACGAAGAAAAACAAAAAATCATCACCGAAGGTAGTTTACGACTCAGCCGTATGCAAGCACTGCGGGACGAAGGTCTTTCTGATGATAGGGAAAAATAAATATAAATGCGCCTTGTGTAGAGCAGTTAAAATAGAGAGGAATTAATGGAAAATATTTATAACACTGTAAGATCAGCAATAGCAAAAAGAGTGGTAGAATTAATTGAAAGTGAAGGCATTGAATTCACCCTAACAGACGCTGCAATATCAGCCAAAATAAACAAAGAGTGTAAATTCTTATCAATTAACAGACATATTGTCCATAAAATAAGATCAGAACATAACATACCAGACTTTGTAAGCAGAACCAAAGTTATAACATGTAGAACATGCAAGAAGACAAAAGATTTCAACGCGCATAATTTTGTACCACAAGGAAATAATAGCCTAACGAGACAATGTAGACCTTGCAGAAATAAAGAAAGACGCGAACGTAAACGTAAAGTAAGAAACGCTAAACCTAAACCAGAGCCTAGAAAAGAAGGAGATCTACATGTTTGTACGGGTTGTAAAAAGACACTAGTAACAAATCTTGAAAATTTTTATCAAACCAAAGGATTGAGGTTTTACCCAAAGTGCAAAGAGTGCGTTAAAGCTGAAAGCAGACGGCGAGTTGACAAAATGACAGAAAAAGATCGCAAGAGAAGAAATAAAAAGGCACTAGAGAGATATTATGAAGATAGGGAGCGTAGAATCGAGTACGTAAAAGCGTATAATAAAAAGAAAAGAAAAGAAGATCCTATTTTCAGGGCCGTTCATAACGCGAGAAAATCATTTAAAAAACATCTCGATAATATTAGGTGTAAAGATGATGAAACTTTAGAGAAATGGGAACATAAAAGGAAAACATTTGATTACTATGGCTGCACCTCTAAGGAGCTTATAGAACATATTGAGAACCAGTTTGTAGACGGTATGACTTGGGAGAACAGGGGGCAATTCGGATGGCATTTGGATCACATTAGACCTCTTGCTAGTTTCGACTTTACGGGCGATGATATGGACGAGCAATTGAAGGCGGCTTGGCATTACACTAATCTACAGCCATTATGGTGGTACGACAATCTTGCGAAGAGCGACAAATGGGACGAAGAAGAGGCGAATGAGATTCAATCTGATTCAAAATGATATAAAAATATATTTATATTTTATCTTTATAGATTGGGTAAGACATACAGTAAATTGCCCCTTACTGCAAACAAACCACCCTTACGTTGGGGGTATACATCACGGCAAAAGTTCCACAAGTTACTTTACCACCCCCCTTTTGTCAATAGCAAATCCGGTAAAAAACTGGATTTTTCTCGAATCGACGTAAGTCCTTTGATAGTAACAACTTAGGTAAGGTAGGGCAGGCCGTCTCGACATAAGTCCTTGTGTAGCAACAACTTACGACGATTGGAACTATTTCTTAAAAACTTTCGGAATTAGGGTGCAGAGGGGTTGACAAATCTGCCGATATATGTATAATAGAAGCATGACAAACAACAATACTACTAAGGACTTAAAAATGAAATTTGCAATCCAAAATATCCAATCTGGTGAAATCGTCAAAAGCTACGCTTCAATGCGAGAATTCTTAAATGACTTCCCAAAA